ACCAGGGCCGTGAGCTGCTCGCCGACCGGCGCTTGGATGACGGTCCAGGCGTTGAGCAGGCGCCCCACCACCGCGGCCGAGGACGAGGCGGCCAGCGTCTCCCCGGCGGCCCGGAGGAGGTCGGCCAGCACGGTCCGGAACTGGGGCCTGACGTAGTGCTGAGGCCGGGCCATCCGCCGCAACCCGTCGGCCCCGCCGACGATGCGCGCGCGGTAGGCCCCGAGGTAGGAGTCGCCGCGGGTCACGGTCCCCCGGAACGTCAGTCCGCTGCCCTCGACGGTGACCGACGGCGTCAGCACGTCCGTGGTGTCCACCACCAGGTCGGCGTGCCAGGCCCCCACCCGCGGCAGCGCCAGCACCCCCCGGATGACGCCCTCTCCGTTGACGGTGAGGATGGCCATCCTCAGGCCCCTCCCTTCTCGGGCTCAGGACGCGCTCCGTGCTCGCCGTAGGGGCCCGCTTCCTTCTCGCCGGGGGTTGGCCCCTCGTGCGTGTTGGCGGCCTTGTCGAGCTCCGGGGCGCGTTTGAAGGTGGGCAGCGCGCCGTTCGCTTTCTTGAGGGCGGTCTTCTTCCCGGGGGGGACGTATTCCAGGAGCTTGAAGCTGATGATCCGGCTCTGCGGCGCCGGGCCGTCCTCGGGCAGCGACACCCCCACCAGGATCACGCGGGTGATGCACAACACCTGGAGGTAGGGGTGCGCGATGTCCATGGCCGCGCGCTCGGCGACCTCGGCCTGCTTGTCCAAGAGCTTGGCCTTTTGCTTCTTCGTGAAGCCCTTGCCGGCCAGCTCCTTGCCGGGCTTCTGCCAGATCTTCCCGAGCACGACTTGCATCAAGTCCCACTGCGCCTTGAGCCACATGAGGCACTGCAGATCGATCGGCCCGGGGACGTAGCCCTTCCACAGGATGGTCGCGCCGTCGCGCCCCGGCACCTGCTCGCGGCTGATCTCCTGGCTGGGCAGGGCCTTGACGGTGCAGATCCCCGGGAGCTTCTCGCCGCCGAGGATGCACAGGTCCACCGGGTTGACCGGGTAGATCGGACCGAAGTATCCGGCCTGCGTGTTGGTGGCCCAGAACGGGACGCCCATTCAGCTCTCCACCGGGATCACCTGGTAGGTGTCGATCGAGAGCTCCTCGCGGCCATAGAGGATGTCCATCGGGTCGACCGTCACGTGGACCGCGGAGGGGTCGGGGCCTTCCTCGTTGGATAGCTCGACGCCCACCACGCGGCAGAGGACGATCATGTCCTGGGTGACGCCCTCGTCCCCTTTCTCCTCGTACTGCACGTCGATGTCGAAGTTCGGGCGGCCGTAGTTCTGCCCGAGGCGGCCCATGATCTGGAGCCACTCCCGGCGGTAGCACTCGAACTCACAGGCGTGCTCGACCTTCCCCGGCGTGCGGCCGACCTTGTACGTGTCGCTGCCGTAGATCGCTCCCGGGGTCAGCTTGATCGAGTAGGTGATCGACTTGAGGCCCTCGTACGCGATGCCGTTGATCACCACCCGCAACGAGGCGTAGGAGTAGCGGTGGCCGTTGATGGCGGGCCGATCCCGGTCGGCCATCAGGTGGTCCCCATCTCGAGGCCGAGCTGCTCGAACACGGCCTGGAGCTGGCCCGGCAGCAGGTCGCGGATGCGCTCGGCCAGGGCCTTGGCGTCGTCCTCGGCGCCCTCCCCTCCCGTCCAGTTGACGGTGATGGGCATGCTGACGGTGACCGCTCCCCCGAGCACGCGCGCGCCCGCGCGTGGGGTGGCGTCCACCTGGAAGGTGTCCCCGGCCGCGGCGTCGATCCGGGCCTCGCTGCGCCCGATGCCCTGGGCGTAGCCCTCCCCGGTCATCTGCCCCATCTCCATCAGCACCCGCGAGGGGGAGTGGATGCCGAGCATCCCGGTCACCTTCCCGAGCACGCCCGAGATCATCTCCCCCATGGCGTCGGTCACGTGGCCGATGCCGCCGAGGATCCCGTCCTTTAGGCCCTTCCAGATGTAGCTGCCGAGGTCGGAGGCGGCTTTCCACACCTGCCCGGGGAGCTGGCCGAAGGCGGTAAAGATGGGCTCGAACAGCTTGTAGATCGGATTGAGGATGCCGAACAGGAAGTCGGCGAGCTGCTCGCCCATCCGGCCGAGGCCGCTGACCACGTTGGTGATCTCGACGTACACCGCTCCCAGCGCGGTGCCGATGAAGGTCCCCACCAGGTCGAGGATGTGCATGAGCTCGCCGAAGGCCCCGGCCAGGAGCTGCACCCCGGTCACGGCCACGGATGTCCAGTGGCTGATCTGCTCGAACAGCTCCTTGACGTCCACCTTGCCGAGGGCGTCCACGATGGTCGAGAACACGGTGGTCAGCCCGGTGAGGATCTGACTGCCGATGGGGCCCTCGGGGCTCAGCACCTTGGCCAGGGCCCCGAACTGGTCGGCCAGCGGCTGGGAAGCCTTGCTCTTGGACATGGCCACGAACAGTTCCTCCGGCACCCGCTTGAGCCGATCGATCTGAGCGTCGAGCCCCTTGCTGGCCACCACTCCCACGGCCCCGAGGGGCGAGCGGGTGTGCTCCGTGATGGCCTTGAAGATCGTGGCCTCGAGTCGGTCAATCTTGATCTTGCCGGCCGAGAGCTTCTTCTCGACGTCCGCGATCGTGTCCCCCGTCTGCTCGGACAGCGATTTGAGGAGCTCGGGCTTGGTGATGCCCACGTTCTGGAGCTGGCGAAAGGCGATCTCGCCGCGGGTGGTGAGGGTCTCGAAGAAGGACGACACCTGGGCCAGCGCGGCCTTGGGATCCCCGCCCATGAGCTCGGACAGGTCGAGCCCGGCCCGGAGCATGTCGGGGATCTGCTCCGCGGTGGCCCCCACCCGCTTGAGGTTGGTGGCGAACTCCTTGAGCGTCTCCGGGCTGAAGCGGGTGTGTTCCTGGATCTTCTCGATCCACTCCTCGAGCTCCTCAGCCTCGTCGGGACTGAACAGGATGTGGAACGCGCGGTCGAGCCGCTGGGCGTCCCCGATGGTCTTGATCATCTCGTGCCCGAGCTCGACCACCGCCTCGGTGATCATCTCGAGGCCCTTCTCCATCACGTGCCCGGCGAATTCCGCGAGGGTGATTTGCGAGAAGAGCTCCAGCCCGTGGTGCAGGTGGTGGACGGATTCGTGCTCGTGGTCGCTGGCCTTGGCCATGTCGTGCAGGGCCTTGCCCGCGTGCCCGGCCGCGTGCCCGGCCCCCTCGAGCTTGGAGTCAAGCCCCAGGAGGCCCTTGATACGGGAGTCGAGCTCGAGGATGAGCTTGAGGGGTTCGTCAGCCACGGGGCCCCCGGCGCTTGGTCAGGGCGTTGCGGACGACGCGCAGGCAGTCGACGGCGTCGGCCATCACCAGTGCTCCCGCGTCGGCATCGATCCCCTCCTCGCCGCGTAGCAGAGCGCCGATGCACGCGGCGCTCGTCGCCAGGTTCTTTTTCGAATCCTGGAAGCGGCTCACTATTTTTTTTCGATCACCTCCGCACCGCCCCCGGCGGCATCGGCCAGGCGGTTGCCCCACGCCTCGTAAAGGGCCGGGCGACGGTTGAGCCCGGCCCGGAGCTCCTGCGGGGTCGGGAAGACGACGCAACCGAAGACCAGCGTTTCGAGGGCGTCCGCTCGCTTCGCCTCGTCGTGGTACATGGTCCGGAAGCGCTTCCACTCCTGGTAGGGCGGCGAGCGGAAGACCGCGACGACGTTGCCCGAGCGGAGCAGGAGCAGCTCCTCCCCCGGGTTATCGGCGCGGAGCTTCTCGAGCAGATCGGTGTCCGACTGCTCCATGTCGGGCGCGATGATCAGGTCCGGCACAGCCGCCACCGGGCCCATCAGAAGCCCACCCCGATCGGGGCCACGATGCCCGCGCCGCTCTCGAGGATGCGAAGGATGTTGAGGGTGAGGGTGACCTTGGTGGGGTCGTTGCCGTCGGCGTTGCTGTATTCAGCGCTGACCACCCGGCACCCCTCCAGGGTGTCCACCTTCACCGGCATGCCGACCTCCCCGTAGGTCACGATCACCTTGAACCGGGCCTCGCCGTATCCGCCGAGGCCGGCGGCGACGAGGATGGCCTTGAGGTTCTCCCAGTCCTGGGCGTACATCTCGATCGACCCCTCGGCGTTCTGCTTGCCGCGGGTGGTGCCGAGCTTCTGAGGCCGGGTGCCGTAGACGTCCCCCACGTCGAGGGACGAGGTGTAGTTGATGGCGGTGCAGCCAACGGTGGGCAGGCCGGCCACGATGATCTCGATGCTGGCGAACGAGTAGTAGTGCCCGAGGACGTTGGGCACTGGCAGCGGGAAGGCGGTCATCGGTCGGCTCCTTTCAGGCGGCCAGCGACGCCGGGTTGGTGAAGCCGATCGAGGTGTCGATCTGCTTCAGATACGCCTTGCTCAGCACGCGGATGGTGACCGGCTGGCTGGCGCCGGCCAGGAGGTTGGCGGTCCGGCTCATCACCACCGAGGCGTCGGAGGCGTAGCCGGGGGCGACGACTCCCGCGCGGAGGTCGGCGTTGACCGAGCCCTCGAACATCTGCGCGTCCCGCTCGTCGATGTGGCCGGTCTTGCGGTCGACCCGCACGTCGCTATTGAGGAATGGCAGCTCGGCGGCCCGCACGATCCGGCAGGCCACGTCCATCACCCGGCGGAACTGGACGTAGGTGTAGTCCGATCCGCCGGGGGCCATCATCCGGCCGTTCGTGATGAAGTAACCCTCCTTGCCGAGGTTGGTCCGCAGGGTGGTGAACCGGGCCTCATCGAGCAGCGGCGTGGCCGCCTCGTTGCGGTAGAGGCTGGTCACTCCCTTGAGCGCGCCCCGCCCGACCCAGGCCGGATCCTCGTCGGCGGGGATGAGGGCCAGGCGCGCCGTCACGGGCCAGGCCGCGTTCCGCCGCACGGTGCGGGCGGTGAGCGCGGAGATGTAGCCCTCGTCTCCCACGCAGACCATCACCCGGGTGGTGGCCACGCCCGCGAAGGCTGCCGCGATCACCGAGTCGGCCTCGCTCGTCGGGCACTCGACGACCGCGAAGGCGTACCGGAACAGGTTGGCCGCGCCGCTGATCTTGACGTCCATGGCCGCGGCCAGCGTGGCGGCGGCAGCGGCGTTGGCCGGGGTGCCGACCACGTGGACGAACCCCCACTCCGTCGAGACGGCGAGGATGGCGTCCATGGCCGCGTTGGCGTCGGAGGTGGAGAAGCCGGCGGCCACGGTGGCGAAGCGGTAGGTGTCCGCGACGACGAAGGCCCCGGCGAAGGTCAGCACCACGCCCGAGCCCGGCACGGTGTAGACCCCGCTGCCCGGCACGGCGATCACCGGGCTGACGGTGTTGCCGCCGTCGAGCGAGTAGGTGAAGGCCGGGGCCGGAGATCCGGCGACGGTGCCGGCGGTGACGACGGCGACGAGGACATCATAGGCGTCGAGGGGCGAGCTGGCCTGGGTGGGCAACGGCCCGCTCCCGGTCTGGGTGACCGCGCCGCCGTTGATCGGCACGGTGTAGACCTCGTTGAGCACGTAGGTCCCGGTTGGCAGCGAGAGCACCGTCAGGGTGCCCGGCACCTGGAGGGTGGCGGCGGTGAGGACCGGCGTCGTGTACGCCGCGCCGTCGACGCTGAAGCTCACCAGAGCCACGCCGCGGGTGCCGCCGGTGGTGACCTTCATCAGGATCACCCGGTCGGGCGCGAGGCTCGGGGTGACGGTGCCGGCGCCGGTTCCGGTGTGCGTGACCGAGCCCGCGCTGCCCGCCACCGAAGGGTTGGCCGGGACCGCGTAGACCGGGCCGCCGGCCTCGTTGAGCACGGCGGCGACGGCCTCGCACAGGGGCCCCTGCCCCAGATCGGCCACCATGGTCTTGATGTCCGAATAGCCCTTGAAGGAGTTGGGGACTCCCTTGGAGCAGACGCCGATCTTGACCGACGCGCCCGCCACGTTCGCCGGGAGCGTGCCGAGCGCGCCGTCCTCGACGGTGATTTTGACCTCAGGTATCGACATGGCTTGACCTCACGGTGTGGTTGATCCGCGCGCGCGCGCGAGCGCTCACGCGAGCGGCAGGCTGTTGGCCTCCTCGACGGCCTGGTCGAACTCCTCCTTCGTCACCTCGGCGCCGACGGGCCAGCCCCGATGGACCTTGGCCATCACGTAGAGGTGGTGCCGTGGGTTGGGCCGCTCGGTCTGGGCGGCCAGCCGCCCCACCTGGGCGCGCATCGGGAGCATGGCCGGCAGGTAGCCCGCCTCGGTGGCCCACTCCTCGATCGTTTTCTTGTCCTGGTCGTATGACATGCGATGGCCTCACGTCTCGGGGTGTTCGAACTCACCGGTGGTGGGGAGCTCCTCGAGCGTCGCGAACGACTGGCGCCGCTCGACGGGCAGGCAGAGCGTCACGCTGAGCACGTACGCGAAGCCCCGCTGAGAGAAGGCGTTGTGAACCCAGCGCACCCCTCGCCTGCGGTGGCTGTCGCCGGGCGCGAGCTCCTGAAGCACGTTGAGCACCAACTCGGCCAGCTCCTCGGTGGCGAGGAGGTTCTTGCCCCAGATGTGGATGTCCACGTCGACGGCCCGGGTGCACAGCCACCGGGATCGGGCCGCGCCGCTGGCCTGGCCGTGGGGGGCCTCGATCTGCTCGCTGATGAACTGGAGCACCACCCGGGGCGGAGCCCCTTGCTTGCTCACCTCCTCGGCCCCGCCGATCAGGACCGGGATGCCGTCGGGGATGCGCTCGGCCACGGCGTCGAGGAGGGCCTTGAGGCTCACGGTGCTCCTCCCGGCCGGAAGAAACGGGCGACGTAGCGGCGCGACTCCTTCTCGAACGCGCCCAGCCAGATCTTGCCCCACCCTCCCGTGCCTCCCTCGGGCAGCATCTGTCGGCGGGGGATGACGACCCGCTTGGCGGTGTACCAGCGGCGCCCCACCTTCCAGCGCAGGGCCTTGGCCCGCCTCGGCTCGATGGTCTTGCCCGTCTGGTGGGTGCCCGCGTACGCGGCGGTGATGGTGAGCTCGAAGCCCGCCGGCCCCGGGCTGACAGTGGCGGAGGCCGCCATGCGTCCGGTGTCGCGCAGGATGCGGCCCTTGCGGAGCTTGAGCGGCGCCCACTTCTTCCCGTAGGGATCGCGCTCCTCGCGAAACTCGTCGGCCAGTTGCTTGAGGGCCGCAGCGCCCAGCACCTGCCCGAGACCCGCGGTGAACTCGGGACTGCCGGCCCGAGCGATGCGGTCGCGCAGCCGGTCCAGCCCCCGGAATTCCAGCTTGGCCGAGGCCACCGGTCAGTCCCCCACGAACCCGCCGCCGGGCCCGCCGCCGCGCGAGGAGAAGCCCCGGGGCGTGGCGCTGATGACGGCTGGACGGGCGCCGGGAGGCTGGCCGCCGACCTCGTCGATCCCGGACCCGGTCATGCCCACCGGCCGGATGGCCCCGCGGCCGATGCCCTCCAGCCACTTGAGGGCGGCGGCGTTCCGCTCGGCGAACACCTGGTCGGTGCCCTCCGGGTTGATGCCCGCGGTGGTGACCAGGATCCACGCGGCCATGACCGCCACCTGCATCCGGAGCTCGGTCGGGACGGTGGTCAGCGGCAGGATGTACTGAGAGGCCAGGTAGCCGTCCGCCAATCGCGCCGCGGCCTCGAGCGCGCCGGTGACCTTCTCGGGGTCGATGCCGCTCAGAGCCTCTTCGCTGACAGCGTAGAGGCTGAGGTCAGCGACCGTCGCGTAGGTCGTGATCGGATCGGACGGCACCCAGGATCACTCCTCTCGCTTGGACCTGCGCACGACGGCGTCGGCGGCCTTCTGCTGCTCGCTGGCGCTGCCGGCGCCGCCGGTCTTGAGGGCCGCGTTCTCGGCGGACAGGCGCTCGATCTCCCGGCGCAGGACCGCGATGTCCTCGGACTGCTTGGCCAGCGCCAGCGGGTCTCCGGCCGGCACCTTGGTGAGCTGGGCGTCCTCCATGACGGCGGCCCAACTCTTCTTGCCGAGCTGCACGCCCTTCTTCGGATCGCGGGGCGGGTCCTCGTCGGAATCGACGACCTCCACCTCGGTGGGACCGGACGAGAACCACTTCACCCCGGCCCGGAAAAGCCCGTCGTACCCCTGGCGGGCGACGGCCTGCACGAGAAATTTTGCCATTGCTGTTCCCCTTGCTGGGGCCGGCGGTCGAGCGCGCGCCTGCACGCGCGCGCGCTCGTGCCAGCACCGGTTAGACGGTCGAGACCCGCACCATGGTGAAGGGCAGCCCGTAGCCGCCGTTGCCGCGGGCGTCCGCCCCGTACTCGAACTCTTTCCGGTGGAACAGGTTGTCCATGTCCGGCGCGGTCCGCTGGACGATCACCGGCTCCTTGCGCACCTGGAGGATGAGCGGCTTGAGCCGCTTCGTGTCGGCCAGGTAGTAGACCGTGGGTTGGTTGTCGAGCTGCGGGACCACCAGCACCTTGATCTGGGACGAGTACGGATTCGGCAGCGCGACCGCGGCCACGTTCTCCGCGGCGGCCACGTTCTGCACCGGCTGCGCGTACTGGTTCGAGACCACCGACTGATAGGCGGCGAACTCGAGCGCGGTCGGCACGATGAGGAGGTTCGGGCTGATCTCGAGCGACCGTCCGGACTCACCCTTGAACCCCGCCATCTGCGTCTTGAGATAGGCGATGTTGTTCACCGTGAGGGGGCGCGCGGTGTAGATGTTCGAGTAGACCGCCGAGCCGGCGTCGTCGATGTCGACCGGGTGGTCGACGTCGAAGAAGAACTGCCCGTCGCAGCAGATCGAGGTGGTGCCGGCCTGGAGGACGGCGGTGATGACGTCGTCCCAGAGGCGAGAGGCGGCGTTGCCGAGGAGCTCGGCGCTGCGGCTGTACAGGCCGAACTGGTCGTCCTCGATCGAGTTGCGGGAGACGGCGAACGAGTCCTCCCAGTCCTTGTTCCGCAGGGTGTACGAGCGGAGCGCGATGTTCCGCATGACCCTGGCCCCGATCCACTCCCGGAAACCCGGCAGGTCAGCCATCCACCCGTAGGTGTTCAGCTCGGTGGACGAGGGCATGCGCTCGGCGAATTCCTGCCACTTGCTGGTGTAATTGCCGAAGCCCCGCTGATAGTCGGAGCTGAACTGGGTGAAAAGGAAGTCCAGATTTGCGGGTGTCAATTGCATGGCTGGATCTCCTCTAGGTGGTCCGCTGGGCGAGGGACGTCTGCACCCAGACCTGTCCACTCGGGGCGATGTCGCGGACCTTGCCGGCCACGGGCCGGGCCGCGCTGTTGTCGGTCTTGGCGACCGTGTGATCGTCGACGGCGTAGACGTTGTTGCCGACGTCGGCCAGGGTGATGAGATCCCCCGAGGCGCTGTTGTCCCAGAGGAACACGCCCTCCTCGTACGCCGCCCGCACGGCGCCGTCCGCGCCGCTCAGGTTGTCGATGGTCTTGGGGCACCGGCCGGCGGCCCGCAGGGTGCTGGTGGCGGCCATCGGGACCAGGTAGCCCGCGGCGGTGATCCCGATGAGGGAACCCTGCCAGAGCTTGGTCGCGCCCTTGACGGGCAGGTCGTAGACCCGGATCTGTTCTCCGAGTCGGGGGGTGTTGCGGGGTGCCGTGAGTGCAGCCATGGCCAGTGCTCTCCTTTCTCAGCTCACCCGCGAGGCGGGCTTGTGCTTGGCGACCTCGGCGGGGTCGCGCCCGCACACCGTCGCGATGTGGATCTGCATGGGGTGGAGCGATCCGGCGCCGCCGTTGGGGGCGGGCTGGTCGGTGGTCCTGGTGTTGACCTGGGTGGGGCGCGCGCTGAGGAAGGCGCGTGCCATGTCCACCGACTCGCGGGTGAGCTTGCCGCCGCTGAGCTTGAGGGCCTGCGCCTTCACCTCCGCGCGCTTGGCCGGCTCGAGGGCCCCCGCCTTGCTGGCCTCGTCGAGCATCCCCTCGAACTCCTTGTTGAGGGCCTCGCTTTCGATCTCCGCGAGCTTGGCGGTGAGCTTGGCGACCTGAGCGTTGGACTCCTTCCAGGCGTTGAGCACCCCCACCGCCGCCGCGTCCGACTCCTCGCCGGTCAGCGAGCGCACGCTCGCGCGCAGGGTGGCGATCTGCTGTACCGCCTGCGCGCGCTCGCGCGCGCGCACGCGCGTCCCGAGTGAGAGGGCCGCATCGATGGTGGCCTTGGCCTGCTTGTCGTCCTCGTCGTCGTCCATCCCGCCGCCACCCTTGCGGGCGGCGAGCTGGGCCGTCAGCTCGCTGACCTTCGCGTCCTGTGCCGAGAGC